TTCCAACCGAAGACCGGCGTCGAGCATGGAGTAATCCCCGGAACCGGGGCATGACCTCGTATGAGGTCATGTAGCCATGCCGGAAGCAATCATCTCTGCGAAAGGCACGTAAGCCCCGACCGTAAGGTCGGGGAGGTTCACTGAGGTGTGTCGTTTTTTTGTTTGTACATCCGATAATCGTATTACGAAAATATGTTACGATATAGTCATGGGAACAGCAGAAAAACTAGAAGCCACAGACATTCGACCTGGAAGACCTCGACTCGGAGGATACGACGAAGCCACCGCCATCATCAACTTCAAAGTCCCCGCATCTTGGAAGACCGCGATGGCCCAAGAAGCTAAAAGTCGAAATCAAAACCTGTCCGATTATCTAAGGGAAGTCACATCACTTGGATATTCGGCGATGCACGCCGGAGAGTAATAAGAGCATTAGGGGAGCACCATGGATGAGAAACCCATATACGAAAAATGGCATATCGGTGACGAGTATAGAAAACTCGTCAAGGGAGCTCTGGTAAATCATCATCGATATGATCGATTCATCGAGTCTCCTATGCGTATGCGAGAAGTTATGCACGAGTTCATGGCAAACCGTTCCATCTCTGAAGTCGCCCATGATGCCGGCGTGAACGAAACCGTCGTGCAGAAGCTTATCGATGATGGCATGGCCCCATATCCAGACACCAGGCGAGTAATGAAAGCCTTAAATATTCATGCGACAGCTTTGCCGGCGGAATGCGTGACAGCTTGAAGAGGGGCGACAGACTTAATGTCTGGATGAACGGCCGGCATGTTGGCGTATTCGCGGCGCTCAAGAATGGCGTCGGCTTCGAATATGATCCGGATGCGCCGCGAATCAGCTTCAGCCTGCCGAAAGACGGCAGCTGGAGAAAGGACGCTCCGGAAAATTTCCTGCTCAACCTGCTTCCTGAATCCGGTGCGGCAAAATATGCCATGATGCAGTCCATTGGAGCGAAATCCCAGGAACCATTTGATTTGCTCGACAATGTGGACTCCGCTGGCGCCCTAGTATTCTCCCGTAGCGACGAACAACCGTCGCTATCCTCCACTTCTGTAGTGGAGGCGACGGATTCGGACATAGCGGCAAGAATAACGGCAGTCAGACATTCTCCGGACTCATGGTTCTTCAAAGACGAGGATGCGCGATTCTCTCTTGCTGGAGCTCAAGGCAAGTTCACGCTCTCGCGCTTCGATGATGGCTGGGTATGGCCTAACGGTGTCATACCTTCCACGCACATTCTGAAGCCGTCGAGTTTCCACGATTCCGATGATGTTGAGCATGCGACTATGCTGCTCTCTAAAATGGTTGGGATTGAAACCCCGGAGTCGGATATCCAGGAATTCAACGGCCAGCAGACTTATATTGTGGAACGGTTCGATCGTCGTATCGAGAATGGTATGCCGGTTCGTCTGCCGATGGAGGATATGGTGCAGGCATTGGGCCTACCATCATCCGAGAAGTACAAGGTGAGTGCCGTCGATACGTTGACCACCCTACGGAAGATGGATCCGTCCGGCAGACTGGGGGAGGAGTGGCTACGTCGTCTGGCCTTCAACGTGGCTGTCGATAACTGCGATGCGCATGCGCGCAACTATTCAGTCATGCCTACTTCGCCGGATGGTGAGTCCTGGAAACTAAGCCCAGCATACGATGTGATGACCACGACTGTGTGGCCGGGGTTGACGGACAAGCTCGCGATGCCATTCTCAGGAGCGGAGCATGCCAGTGAAGTGACGCCGGACCATTATGCGAGGTTGGCTGATTATTGTGGATTCGATCCCGACACTGCACGAGACGAGGCTATCCGCATCAGCGACTTGGTCCGGTTGAATGCGCATACTGCGTATATGGATCTGGCCCCGGAACTGCAGGCCAAGCTGTTGGACAAGATTCGTGTCGCGAACAGTGGCATGCCAAGTCCTCAACGCTTCGTCCTGCCGGACAATGGCATGGTGCATGTCGTCTCCCACGATCGTGATGGGTATCCGGTGCACGACTATTGGCGGCGCAAACCATCCAGATAGGACAATGCGGCCACTGCTGGTGTTGAATTGCTTGTCGGTGAATCCTGTCACAGAATAAGGTCAGGCAAACGAAGCAATGCAACTGCATATAACAGAACGCTGAGCATGGATTGGAGGTGGTCGCAATGCTTACCTTGCTGGCAATGATTGGACTTTTTCTTCTCGTTCTGGGATTGGTGATAGTCCTGTTGATGGGAATGTTCTTCAGCAGCGACATGGGCGGCATATTCGTGAACGTGTTCAACTATGCGACTTCCACTGGGATCGCTGATCTGGTGACCGTTGGGGTCATGCTCATCATCCTGTTTGCGGCTTTCGCAGTACAAGCCGTTATCTGGTTCTTCGTCAGCGAGAGGATGTTGGAATCTGCGCTCCCGTTGATCGTCCAAATGATTATCGAACTGATTGTTCTCATCCCGATTCCTGCGTTCTTCTTCACGGCCTGGGGCTTGGAGTATCGGTGGGCTGGCGTCCTATGTGTTCTTATCTTCGCATTGCCGGCCTTGTACAACCTGGGTTTGAACGTGTACGTCAAGCTTGAGGAAATCAAGGAAAACAAGAACGTGAAGGATGTTTGATCCTTCGCTCCGAAAACCTCTCTCAGTGGACAGAATGCCTCCGATTCGGATAATCGGAGGCATTAGCTTTCCTGGGAAGGATACGCTGGAATCACACGTTTTTTGGATTAGGAGTCGAGGATGCACGGAACAATCAGCAGGCCTATGAAAATACTCGCCAGTGTTATTACAGTGGTGGTTCTCGTCGCTGGCATCCTGGCTTGGAGTACGTGGCGTAAAAAAGTCACCGCTGAGGAACACCAGCAGGCGCAAGCCCAACAGTTGAAAAAACATAAGTCAGAGGAACGCAAGAAAGCCACTGAGGCTGCCGCAAATCAGCTGACCGATGAGGAGAAACAACAGTACACGGATCTTGCCATACAATTCGAACAGGCAGCCCGCAACTGGGGGAGTGACCCCACGATCAATTTGGACTCGCTCAGCCAACATGATGCTCAACAGGTAATCGACCAGTTGCGGACACCGGACATCGGAAGCAATCCTCTACCCGCTCTGAGCGCTATCCCAGTGGATAAGAACGATGGGCCTGATGCCGTCAGCTATCCATGCGAAGAGGAATATGAAAACGCATGTAAAGCGTATCCGACAATGAAAGCATGGTGGAACAGCGAGGCGTTGGCTACCGGCAGCCGGTGGACGGACGGACCTCACGTGACAGTCAACGAAGACCGAACGGTCACGGTCACAGGAAAGGTCGAATCCATACTTTTGCAGGACGGTGATTCCTTCAACAATGGGAGCATCTGGGCATTGACTCCAGCTTGGAGAGACTACGACATCAACGATGAACTCACCATCGCAAACGGGAAAATCAGCGGCATGAACATCAACGGCGACAACCCCTGGTGGATTAATCCTTGGCTGACACACTGGGACAACAACATGGCCGACGATTTGAGCGAGGGAACCAGAATAGCCATCCCAGTGAAAGGCAATCCCGAGATGGGACTCACCCATTCCAGCATGACGCCCATCCTTAAAGGACCTGTCACGCAGTCGGATTTGGACGGCAAGGTTGACTGGTATCTTTGGGATAGCGTTCCCATGGCATCGGTTGGGGGAGGCTGCCAGAATCCGGGATACTGCGGCTAGTTCTTCCAGCTTTTCTTCCGGAAGAACACGTTGCCGGCACCATCGAACTGCTTTTGCGTGAGCCAGCGACTGTTGTACCCCTCCCATGGGCCGCTTCCGTCCGTGCCGTAGTTTCCCTCGCTGATTCGGATCTTCCATCCGTTTGCGTCCTGCTTGACTTCTTCAACCACGGCGATATGCCCGGAGCTCATATCACCTCCCAAAGCACCGCCGAACTGACTGACACCATCCCCGGGGTGTGGACTGGAATCGACTGTGTATGCAGGGTCGGAGGCGAGATGCACATGGACGTCACCACCCACTGGGGTGTTCCAGTTTGCCACGTCATGGTGGTGAATCACCCATAGTCTGACCAGTGCGTACCAGTAGCACTGGTAATGTCCGCCGTTGGCAAAGGAAGTAAATGGCCCGTAGTCCCCGTCGTGACATACTTTTGCGTCAGTATCGCACAGCCAGCCAAAATTACGGGTTTTGCCTATAGGAGCCCCGCCCACGGAGCCAACGACGGCACTGCCTCCATCACTATCGTCGTCGGATGAGCAGGAAGATTGAACGACATTGTCAGAACCACTGGAATCGTCGTTTGCCTTCCCAGTGAAATCAATCGCACTAATCTCCGGTGAATCATAGTAGGAGCGCGCATACTGCCTACGTTCCTCTTCATGCCGAGCGTTCCACGCTGGGCGCGCATACCCGGCGAGCCATGCGATCGAGGCGTCTTCCGGATTATCCGCATGCAGCCACCATTTGCGCAGGTCATGGTCAGTGACGTTGTACCCTTCGGCTTCGATGTTGTCCAGATAGAAATTGTTCCAATCGGATTTGGACGTGTCAACCAGCATTTTTATCTGCACGTCGGCATCAGAGTCTTTGCCAGACACGTTATGCTGATCCATCCATGCCTGGATTTTGCTGCGCGGTGTCCACTGATTCAGACCGAAGCCACGCAATTCGGGATTGGTCTCGCCTACCTGCTCCTGTTCCGGATTCATCCCAGATTCGAACTGGATCACACCAAGAACGCCTGCTGTGCTGGCTTTCGAATACCCGGCTTTGGCGAATGCCTCGGCTATGTCCACCGCGACCTTGTTGGGGGCTATCGATGTGGTCCCGGTTGTCGAATCATCATCTGATGCGGTGTCGCAATCATATTCTGCGGCTGATAATGACTTTCCGACGTTGCTGGTGAAGGCCGCGACACTGCCGGAAATGGCACTCACCACGGTCATGACGATAAGACCGTTCAACCCCACCAGCAATGCGGCTCCCGCAGCCATGAGTTTTGTGCTGGTTTTCAAAGGATGACCCCCTTACGGAAGGCAAAAGTCGGTAAAAATTTACCGACTTTGAATGATTAGTTGAATTACCGTTCTTGGAATGGTCGGAATTCCACGTCGACGAACACGTTGTAATCGTCTTGGAGAAGATTCGCGGCATGTTTCCCTGCTTCGATGATCTCACCTGAAGAACGATTCTCATCCCATGATTCAAACAAAGCCCTCAAAGCATCGGTTTCCTCGTTGGGACTCTTCAACGCGAATCCCAAAAGCCGTGCGGTGTTCAGATCCTTCAACAGCGGAGCCGCTTCGGAAGCCCAATCGGATGCCGCATCCCAGAGCTCGTCTGCTACGGAGAGGGGATATTCGACATCATATGCAAGCACATCACCGTCTACATCCTCGTACAGGATGCCCGCTGAAGTATATGCGGCGATGATGGTGAGCATGTACACGCTGATGTCGCTTCCATCCCAGACATGATTCATTGGAGGATTCAGCAAAGGATACTTGAGCACGTCATGATTCGCGAACAGCTCATTCCCGTAAAGCAGGAATACGGGGAGGCTGATCACGGGGGAGTACAGGATACGATTTTCCACTCCTCCGTATGGGTCGCCGTCAGGTGCCGCATACACTTTGGATGCGGTATCGCTGAGACGTTGGATGTATCTGCTGGGGCGTTCCAATAGGAGAGGACGTCCGCTACCGAAACCAGGGAACAGCAAGGGTTTCGACTGCTGCTGTTCCTCCGACTCCGGAGTCAAAGGGGTAATGGCAGGTGATTTCTCCGACTTGTCGGAAGCCGGTGTGGAAAATGAGTCATCGAATATGTCTTTGTATCCCATAAGGGTTCACTGCTCCTTGTTCTTTCGTTGTTCTCGTGCGATCTTGTCCGTGGCAGTGGTGCTGATTTCCTTCAACAATGCCGGAGGAATCACGATTTCCACTGGAATAGGCTGCTTGGACCCGTCCTTGAAATAGGCGACGGCTCCGCGAACGGTCTTCCCCGTCGATGCGCTCACTAGGCGCTTCAGACTGTTCGGGTTCGGCTGACCGTTGTCCAAAGTATCATCGGCTCCCATGCGCTGCAAGATCCGACCATTGGGGTCTTCGATGCCTAGGAGTCGTTCCGCTGATTTGGCCGGACTGACCGTGCCATTGGCTTCTTCCGGGTTGTCCAACGCCAGAAGGAGGGCACGGCTGATACCTCCGGTCAAGTCGGCATCGATGAACTCCTGCACTTTCTGGCTGATGATGACAGGCGTGAATCGTTGCGAACGGGCCATACGCACCCATTGTTCGAAAGTTCGGGAAGCTCCCTTGTCCTTGCCCATGAACACCCAGGCCTCATCGACGCCGACCATGCCATCGCGGCCTCGGACGGCTGTACCGGCTCCCATGACGACCATTCGCAACGTCCACTGGCGTATGCGAGCGGTCATGGAATCATCTTGGCCTTCGGGGATGAGTGAACGGTCTCCGGCGTTGATGAGGGTCAGGTTTTGGCTGATCGTCAACGGCTTGGTGTCATTATCGGTGCCGAAGATAAGACGTAGTCCTTGGTTCGCCTTCAGATTCATGTTGATTGTCGAAAACACCTCGAGGGTGTTGGAAGGCAATCCAATGGACTCCGCCGTGTTCCCCGCTTTGATGGTCTTCGCAACAGCTTGGGCGGCGACAAGCAGAGCCCGACCTACGCAACGCGCCCCGTGTTTGACGCCGTAATCCAGCATGGCTGTCATGGCGGATTCCATCTTCGTGTCACCGCCAAGAATGTTCGTCATCGTCAGGACGGCGATCTCCTTGGCCTCCTCCACATTCGGAATCACGTTGAACGGGTCGAACGTGCCGTTAGCCACATCGGAATCTAGTCGGATGACCGTACCGCCCTGCGAGCGAGTCGCATCCTCCAAATCATTACCGGCCTTCGGATTGATGTAAATGCACGGGGTCTTGCCTTTACCGTCACGCGCATCGATCTTCGACCATTGCAGGAACAAGCTGAACGCCGCCATCGTATTATGGGTCGGCACGTAATCAGCGATGAGGAACGAATGGTCAGGGCTCCCAACGGTCAGACAACGATGAGGCGCGTTGGATATCTTCCTGATGTCTTTGACGTATAGCCATTGCTGGGTTTGTCTCGACGTCGTAGGAATTAAAGCCGCTTTGCGTTGCAAAGAGAATACCGGCAGATCCGTCGTGAAGGTGATGCGATAACGATCCTGAGCCTCATGACGCACACCATCAGCCGTGTATCCTGCTTTGTTGAGATGGGGTTCGTGAACGACGATTCCCAGAGATCTCAGCAGGCGCACCATTCCTCGGACAATCGGCAGATGATCGGCGGACTGGGTGAACTCTATATTCCCATTTGGGGAGATGGTCCCATCCTGATCCAGCAACCCCTGCACGAGGGAGAGTCTTTGCTCGATGCTCGCCGAGAAGTAGATTTCAGGAATGCGTTTTTCGCGGAGTATCCCCATATCGCGAAGAATGGAGACAAGCCCCTTCGCATTCACGACCATCGGCGTATTGATGCTTCCTAGAGAAAATCCCGCAGAGGTGAGACAGGACTTCACATGCTGCAAATCACCGTTCCTGTTATCTGAAGCGATGATTCCAGTGCCGATACTACCGTCGGCTAACCAAGCCCCTAAAACCCATGGGTCAAGTGGCAGGTCGGCTTGCGGGTTGGCAACAGGCATCGCGGCTCGGATTGCCCATTGCGCACGATTGCCTGAATCCTTTAGACCAGACGCAAGCATGTCTCGCGTAGTCACAACTTGTTCACAATATCCAAGGGAATTGGTCTCGTTGAAGGCCCCCTCATAACGAAGCATCATGCGTTGCCCTATGGCTCTGCATGCTTCTCGAACGTTGTATACGGATACCGAATCATGACGCATTCTGTCGGAGTGAATTCGTTCTTCCGTATCCCACTCACTGATTGGATTGAGCGTTTTTATGACAGATGCGATAGAGGAACGGCTTGGTGAACGATTCTCGAGCATCTTCTGTATGTCAGTGATGCTGATGCCCTTCGGATAGTTATCTTCCAAATGCTTTCTTAGGACATCCGCACGCTCCCTGGCGAGATCGTTCCATCTTTTCGCATGCTGCGCCACGCCATCATAATGTGCAATCAAAGCCCGAAGAGCTTCCTGCGTGTTATAGCGCCTACAGTTCTGCCGAGTCTTAAAAGGTTTTTTTGTATCCGCTATCGCGCGGTCTCGCTGTTCTTGATGAGATTCAACTCCCATAAATCGCAGCGCTGCGGCAATGGTCTTGGCATTGCTCTCTCCGCTCCACCAACGACTCGTTACTGGATGGACAAACTCTGCAAGCTCGTTCACGCTCATGGTTGATTGGGCTGGTAGCGCATCAGACATCCGACATAGCTCATCGTATGTCTCCGACAGCATGTTCTTACGCTGTTGGGATTTCAAATGTTTTGGTTTTCTGAATTTGTTTCGATCTTTGAAATCGGAGACGATCCACTGGTGGTTCCCGCTGGCTTCTATCGTTTGACCGTCACTGAGGGTGACTTCGTAAAGATCTTCCGTGTGAATTGGATGAAGCTTGAGGAGTGGATAGGGTTTTCCGTCCCGCCCGTAGACGAGGTCTCCCTCATGCAAATCGCTGATTTTAGCCATTTTTCCATGGGGGAAGCTAGTCTGAGGGGGAACCGGAATTGTGGAGGAAATGTGAACGGCCTTCCCGCTTCCTGTATCTCCGATAATAGCCAAAATTGGGCGCCTATCCTTGTCCTGCACGGTTGTTGTCCCGATATACACCGGCTGCCTGTTGGCTTCGGACAATCCGGCAAGAGCTCCGTCCTTATCGCCTGCTTTGGCGAAACTGCTCACGCCTCCTCCCGCGACGCATGTTGCGGCCCAGTGGATCTCATAGGGGGTCATGCGCACGTTCGAACAGGCCTGCATGCTTTTGAACGCCATCAGCTGTTCGCTAGCCGTCGTCAGATTGACGAACTCGATATTGGGGATACGACCCAAAGCGTCGATGGCCATCTGCTCGTTGCCCGCCACACAGGTGGCGACGCTCAGATCAATGATGCTGGGCGGCATATCCGGAGTATTGTAGATTGCCTTCTTATAATCCAGACGCTCCTTGATTTCGGTCATGTCGCCGGGAGCTTCACGGCCTTTCTCGTACCGTTCCTTGATGCTTTCGTCGATGGTCCGGCTGTTGCGGCGAATCTGGTCGGCGGTGACTTTCGCCGGCTCGACTTTGCCTCGGATGCTTGTGGCGACGGCATTGGCTCCGCCGGCTCGTCCGACTTCCATGAGTTGGGCGAGCCACAGGTTGTTTGGATCCGTGATGCTGCTTTGGTTGAAATCCGCCGTGCGTGCGAAGCAGATGCTGGCAGGATATTCTTCGTCGATATTCCACTCGGTGCAGTCCACGCCATTGTCATACAGGTTTTTGGCGTGGGCGCAGGTCGCGTTATCCGGGAAGAAATGCACGTGTGCGTTCTCCGCCAGGATAGGCAGGGCCGACGAGTTGGCGCGCCCCACCCACCATGATTCCATCATGGCGACCAGCTGTTCGCGTTCCTGCTCATCCATGATGGTGAATGGTTCCAGCCCGGCGTTGAGCATGATTCGTTCGATATTATGCGCGTCTGGCAGATACTCTTCGAACATTGGGCATCCGTTTGCCACCGAATAGCACATGCGGTCGTACCAGGTCAGGGCGCGTTGCAGCATGCCGGGCTTGCGATTGTTGCTATGATCCCCGACCAGTTTCAAAGGAACGCCGATGACCGCGAACTGCTTGCATACCTTCTGGCTGCGGTAGTACTGCGCCTGGTATCGGCCGAGGTCGGTGTCCCTCATGCTGGCCGGCGGACTGTATCGGACGGGCATGGATCCGGTAAGCAGATGGAATTCGCGATATTCGCTTTGAAGCATGTAACGGTAGCGCATGCCGGCAACCGTGACCTGATTGGCGAGGCCGTCGAAGAACGCCATCAGCTGTTGCGCGGCATCGTTGCGTTTCCGGTCGTTGGCTCCATCCAGCAATGCAGTGCTCCAGGGGATGCGCGCGTACAGCCATACGGTGCGATCCGGCGTGGCAGAACGGAGTAGCCCGTATTCGCTGGCCGGGCTTATAAAGCTTTCTGGACGGTAGAAGTTTCCTCGTGGCATATATTCCACGATAGATTTTGATGTTGTTATTAACCGATGTTCTATTGAAAATAACCGTTTTTTTCGGTTGGTGGCGATATCCAAAAAAAATATCCCGACCGCAATGGTCGGGATATTAGGAAAGGTTGCCGGTTAGTCGTCCACGCTGACGCAGTCCTGGTTGACTAGTTCACGCACGTGATCGACGGCCCGCTGCAGTTCCGGTGTCATGTCGAAGTCATCGGTACGGTAGAAGGCCGAGTTGCCGTTGGATTTACGACTGGCGCTGACCGCGACGTTGGTCACCGTCATCTCACCCTTGTCATCACGGTCCAAGTGGACGAACAACGTCCTTGCCGTCAGCTCGCGACGTCCCCCCACATATTTCAGTGTCCCTTGGACGGTGATGTTTGGTTCCAACTGGTATGCCACGTCCGCCGTGTATCGGATGCTTGGGATGCTGGATACTATTTTCGACATGATTATTTCTCGTTCCTAGTGATATACATGCAATTCATATGGGTAGTTTTCAGAGTTTCGCGTAGGGATGCCTCTTTGACAATGCCCCCGCCCTTATATGCCTGGATGCTGAATGCGTCGATTGGGAATCCTTGTTTTATGTTTGACACTTTTTCGAGTTTCATCCAACAGCGCGCTTCGGGAATGGTCAGTCCTGGTGGGGCCGTGAACCCGTCATGGTCATCCATTCCGAAGGCGTAGTATGGTCCGGCATCGTGGATGTCAGCTTCGATATAGGTGTCATCCGTCATCCACAGGTATGCTTTTTTGCATGTGCTGACGGTCAAGTCGGATACATTGAATTTGAGGGGGAACAGCACCTTGCCTTCGGAGGTTTGTGCATGCTCGGATACATAATCCAGAATGGTTTTGTCCAGATTCCAGTTATAACGGCAGGTGATTCCGTCGGCGAGCTTGACTGATTGCCGACCGGGATAGGACGACTGTTTCTTGTAGCGCACAAAGAGTGCGCGTCTATCGTATAGTGTTGCCATGAGATCTTCCTTTTTTATGCAGATGTTTTCAGTATAACAGCCACGAACGAGGCTTAGATAGGGCGGATTATGGACGTGGCCGCATTTGTTTCCATCGCATCCGCCAGCGATATCTTTTTGGCGTTGTAGCCCAATCTCTCGAACTTGTCCGGATCGAAATCTCCCAATTGCTGCACATTGTCCAACGCCAACCAGTAGTTGGCGGGCGTTCTTCCCCATGGGAATGGTGCCTGATAGTGGGATTTCGGATTCCATGTTTTTGGATTGAATGCCTCTCCGAAATTGGTCACTGTTCCAATGAGTTTGATTGTGCTTTGGGGTGACCAGAGCAGCAAATAATGAAAACCGATTTTGTTTCGCAATGATTTGTAGTTGCTGACGAACAGCAGTCTTCCCTCGTGCTCGGCGGCATGACGGAGGAATTCCTCGATGGTGGTTTGCGGGCTGAAATAGGAGATTCGCCCTCGTGGGGCGTGGCCTATTCGGAGCATCAAGGTAAGTCCGTCTATCTTGAGGGGTTCAGTCTGCGATGTCATGGAACAATCTTATCACATGCGGATATATTCAGTATGTCAGGTAAGTGTCTTCAGCTCGTACACAACCAATTCAGGCGCCTCACGAACCCGACCGAAAAGCTCATGACCACGCTTCGACCGCTCGATCGCACGCATCACCACCTCCGGAGCGGAACGGATATCCAATCGATCTTTCCCGACCCTATCCGCCCACAGATTCTGTATCACCGTCAACTCGACACGATTAACACTGAGAATCTGCAAAGACTGCCGCTCGGCCCGGTGCAATCGTACATATTCAGCGGCCACATCAGCCAACCCGACACCCAACTAATTCTTCCTTTCTCGACGAAACGCATATACCAAAGAGGGGAACATGGACACGGCCGCAAAAACAAGCGAAGACACCGCCAAGATGAGCCTCCACATCAAAGGCACCCCAACCGCAAGCCAGGAAACCAACTGCATCCCCAACAACCAGAACACCGCGAAAACCAGCATTCCCAGCACGAGCGCCCAGCTCAAACGTCGTTCCTTCCGACGCTTTCTCGCTATTTCGCGCCGCGACGGTTCGACGGTACTGCCACTGATTCGAGCCGGTTCCAGAATGATCGTCGTAGTCGCCCCGATGGTTTCGCCGGCGCTGTTTTCCTTGCGGGCTTCCTCGGTGAGGTCGATCACAGCTCTCCCATCCTGCACCGTAAGTAGTTGCGTGAGGCGGCCGAAGCTTTCGATGGGCGGGATGCTTACCGTTCGTGCCATGCTTGGCGCTCCTTGGTCTTTTGGATGGCTTGGATGAGTTCGGGGATGGGCCTGGCTTTGAGCAGGCAGCGCCAGAACGGCTTGGCGTGCGCGAAGTCGGTGTCGGCGAGTTGGCGGAGGAGTTCGGGCGTGGTGGGGCCGAAGGATATGAGGGGCGCGGTGGGCACCGCGGGCTCTTGGTTGCGGTCGGCGAGCGCGAGGTACCAGATGGCTTTGTCGAGGTCTTCTTCCGGGTGGCCTTTGGTTTCGTGCCGCCAGACGTATTTGATGGCGTTGCCGAGGGTGTAGCTGTAGCGTTCGGCGAGGATGCATTCGAGGTGGCCCTCGTAGTGTCCGGGGTGTTCGACGTGATTGTTCATAGGGTTCCTTTGGCGAGGGCGTGCCGGTATTCGTTGAGGTTTCTTTCGAGGCAGTCGGCGACGCGGTGGCTGGTGTGGTGTCGGGTAGAAGCGGTACTTGTAAGCGCTCTTCACGTTCCTGGACTTGCTCATATTTGCTATCTATATGAAATGCAAGAAGCAAGGGGACGGGGCCATACACGCCGAAAGAAAACAGCATCACCACCACATGAAGCGTCTTATATCCCCATGGCTAAAGCCAGGGGCTTTACGGCGCAAACCGGTAATGGTGGAGCTTTGCCGCATCTCGCAGGTTACCGTAGGGAATGAGTCGCACGTGTACTGTTAGTTTTTCGCACACTTCAAGGTCATGCCTTTCTGCTCTGGTGTTATGTGGATATATTCAGTTTAACAAGCAGAATATCAGGAAAGAATAGAATCCAGTATGCCCGGGATTAGGCTCCGAGGAAATACTCCTTGCACATAATCTGGTACAAGGCTTGCTCTTGCATTGCGTCGGAAAGAGCTCGATGCTGTTCCACGTCTGCCACGTGATAGCGTTTGATCAGATCCGCGACCTTGTGATGGCGAATTTCCGGATGGATGTCACGGCTCATTTCCAAGGTATCCAGGAATGGGTGGTCGAACAGGGGGCGATTCGGCCAGGTTTCCGCCGTGGCCCAGTCGAGGAATTTCAAATCGAACGTCGCGTTGTGTGCGAGGAAGGGCGTTTCGAATCCCAGCCACCGTTCGAACTCTTTCATCGCATGCTTGACAGTCGGTTTGCCGCTCACGTCGTAAGTGGTGATTCCCGTCAATTGCGTGATGTGTGGCGGGACAATCATTTGCGGGTTGATGAGTTGGCTGTAGGTGTCGACGATTCGTCCGTTCTTGACTTTCACGGCGCCGATTTCGATGAGTTTCGCGCCATCTTCCGGGTTGAGGCCGGTGGTTTCGGTGTCTACCACGACGTAGTCAAGCAATGGCGCCTCCAGCGGCGGGATGCGTCGTGGATCGTCGCTTCGGTATTTGTCCCAGTAGCTCATTGGGTGTTCCTGTGTTCTCTAAGATTATGTGGACATATTCAGTATAGCATACAAATCGATGTCAGGCAGGAACCTTCCGACCGCGACCGTCGCCAAACAACGTGAAAAGCAGACTCGCGCGATTCGGGCCAACCTGTTTGTCGGACAACACGCATTCCATGCAAACCGGACCATACATGCTCGGCACCACACCCATCGTGCTTCCGCAAAGAAAGCATCCAGCGGGCTTGGTCAACACATCATCATTCAGCTCGACAATCAATTGTCCTGACCTTTCAACGATTCCTTAATCCGTTTCTCCTCTTCGTCCGCAGCCTTCTCGCTCAACTGTCGTACGGACGGAGGGCGTTTGTCCCGGATGGAATCAGGGGAATGAGAGTGGACGGCGCGCAACATCGCGGAGGCCATCTGCCGGTATTCGCATCTCAGCCAGACGGGAGTCTGCTGCCAGCAGCGGCCGACAGTCGCACTGTCCTCGACGAGATTCCACAGGCGCATTTGCTGGGCACGTAGCGCCATAGCCGCGGTCTCCACTTGCGTGTCCTCGGGCTGCCAGTCTTTTCGATTAGGCATCAGCCGTAATCCCGTCTCCGAAACCATGCAGGGCATGTATCAGATTCTTGACGGAAAATGATTCCGCCTCGCGGTTGACGATTCGACGATTCAATCCGAGAACCACGTCTTCGACCTGTCTGCGGACATAAGGCTCCAACGGGGGGAGAGGGGGCGTTTTGCGGGTATCTGCAAGAAGGCCATAGTCTCTTTCCAGATCGGCAAGATTCATTCCATGCAATCGGATGCGACGGAGCAACGTGATCTCATCCGCATCCAGCAGACACGGCCAGGCTTCCGTTCCTGACTGGATATGACGTACTCCGTTCAGCAATCGTGCGGTCTCGGCCATGGATTTATTGCGTTTCGCGCTCTTCATGCCCGGCCAGTGTCGCAAAACGGACAGGTTCCCGCGAGCGTCATCCAAAGCCGTCTTGATGACATTGCTGGTGGTCAACCGATGGGCGAAAGGCTCGATGGCACGAATGAAGCCGGCGTCCAGCAGCACGCATTCGGTCGGCAACGTCAACGATTCCAACAGGCTACGATGACCGTCAAGCAGTCCGTCGATATAAGAAAGAGGTGTGAGGATTCTGATATCGAGGTCACGCATGTTCTGAGTCGTTCGAGCTTCGCCGAGCAGTATCTCCCAAGGCCGCGGCATCGTGATGACGCAAAGCGAGGGCTTGCTGTCCTTCGTCGCTAAACCATGAGCGCAGTCTCCTTCTATCCATGCGGAAATGATGCGTTGCTGGGGAAATTGCTCCAGTGCTTTTTCGATGCTGTCGATGTTGTTCACGCCGCCAGTTCCATTCGCTTGGCAATTTCGTTGCGCCATGTCTGCACCAGCAGTCGGATATGCCATCCCGTACCGAGGTCGGCATTTTCCAAGTCGAATGGATCCCAGTTTTTCGCAACGATACGAATGGTCCCTGATGTGCAATTATAGGAGTAGTCGATGGATGTGGTTCCGAGCTGAATTTTCGTTGTGTAGTAGGTTTTCGGGTTATCCACGAAGACTTGGACGACGCTCCCGGGCAGTTTTGTGTCTGCCTTGTTTTGGGCGATTCCGGTGTTGTTTGGGTTTGGGATTTTATATGTGGCTTCGTGGACGATGGAGATCAGTGCGGAGAGGAACCTCTGTTTTAGGGAGAGGTTGTCGCAGTAGGCGCACTTGGTGATGGGCTTGTCGGATCTTTCGAGTCGCAGGCTTCCGCATTTTTCGCACTCGTATAGGGTGTAGGTCTTTCGTGCGTCTGTGATGTCTTGTATGGGTTGCATTTTCCTTTGGTTTCTCTTTCAATCTTTTATGTGGACGTATTCAGTATAACATGCAATATCCAATATGGTTGTTATACTGAAGAAGTCCACATAAAAAGAGGAGGAGCGATGAAAACCACAGCATCCATGCGCAAACGCATAAACTCGCTACTCGAGGAACTGGGAGAAGGATGGAGCGAAGGAGACCCATTCGACGGCCGCAACGGGCGCCCAACCATTCCGATGGCCTACCAAGGAAAGCTAGTAGGAAACCTCGCATTCCCCAACTACGGGACCCTGAGATATATATGGGGTCCATGCGGGAGAATCCCGCACCTCTATCAGAACCCAACCAAGCACGTCGCCGACATGTTCCGCCGCGCCGTTGGAATCACGCCAAACCGCAATACGAGGGAAACCGCTGGTGATTCCCTATCGAAGGTGGCGGCCTGATGGCAAGGATCAAAGAGACGTTTAACAGCCGCGCTTGGTTCATGCTCGAATGCGACGACCACAACTGCGAACAACGGTTCGACGACAGCCAATGGTATGCGTACGAGGACGATCTGCTGGCCGACGCGAAGGACGACGGCTGGCAAATCCTGTACAAGGACGAGCATCCCGAACTGGAACGCGACATGCACTACTGCCCGGCGCACCGGCTGCCCGAATGCTCGACCTGCACGAACATCATGATCGATTCGACCGGCTGGAAGGACGGGCAATGCCCCGAATGCATCAAGGAGGAGATCCCGAATGAACGGTCATGATTTCGCGCGCGAACAGAATATGGAGGCTCGTATCAGATTGGTTGCGGCGCGCCGCGAACTGGCGGATGCGGTCAACGATGCCACGATTGGCATCGGCTGTCTGACCTGCGACGACCCGCAGACCATGAATCATATCCGTGCATACTGGAAACGAATCTACGACCGGTATCTCGAAACGGATAGTCTGATCGCCGACCTGGTCGCTTGTGCGCGAAACATCATGGACGGCGGCGAATGGAATCCGAGTGAACTCGCAACGGAATCGAAGCCCTTCGACATAGTCGAAGGATGCGTCTGCTTCGCCGCGGAGACCCCGGACCGGGTCCTCATCATCCCGTCGGAGCCGACGCCGGGCGAGAACACGGCGAAACGTCTCGCGAACACGCTGAACGCCCTGACGGGGGATGTTCTCCTGGATGCGACCGGCATCCGCCTGCTCGGCACCCAATTCCTGTTCGCCTACCATGGCCGGCTCGACAGGCCCGTCGATTATGGCGTGAACCTGACCGGCATGCGGTTCCCCGACCGGCTCGGCCTGCTCGACCGGGCGGACCGGCATCCGGGGTTCCTCCCGTTGCGACCCGTCGTCGCCAACGGGACCGGCGCATTGGAACGGGCGGGACGCGAACTGTGGGCGATCACCGCGCATACGCTCGACCGGCCGCCGCACGGACGGTTCTGCGTGGATCTGACCATGTTCGCGGACCGGCCGAAGATACTCGAACGGTTCGCCGTCCGCTACGGAAAATACCTGAAAGGCAACCGGACCGCCCTGAACGTGACCATCATCGACCCGACCGGCCTCGTCGCCCGCCACATCGCCACCATAAAACCGGAATGGGATTAAGCAATGGGGCATGTTCGAATCATGTGGGTTGGAGCGAATCTTCTCGCACTCATTCCCCTGGCACTGCTGCTCAGGTCAAAGGATCTGAGACTGGGAGGATTGTATGCGGCCATCGCGTTCACGATCATGTTCGCGGAGCTGGTCTCATGGCTGTTATTCCTCGGCCTATCCGTTTTGGAAGGAATTCTCTGATGGACTTATATCCCATGCGCGAAACTGTCCCAAGAATCAAGGGAACCGCCTGCCTGACAGTCGGGTTCCTTGATTCTCCCGTTCGCGATGCTCGCCGCCATGGAGCTTGCGGCCGACTCACCCAAAACGGACGGCTGGACGTGACGGCGTCGATTCCCGCGCTCACGCCAGAGGAAGAACAACCGCCGTTGGATGGATGCGAAGGCGACTGGAAAGTCAAATGGGATACGGGACAGGGAAAGCTCTCCGTACGAGGCAGGAAGGCCATGCTGGAAGGGGAATCATTATGAACCGGCTGATCCTCTGCCTTCTCGTGACCCTGATAATCGCATGCAGGATCGGACTGCTCCTGATGTCCATCTGGTACGGCTGGAAGGCCGTCACCCTGGGCCTCATTCCCGGGAGCCTAGGGCCGTTCATCCTATACGGGGCGGTATCCATTGCAACCGGCTGGGCCGGATTATCGAAAGTTGATTTGCATGTGAAAAGGACGAACGAATGATCGACCCGAAGAAAAACGGAAACAGGACGCTGCGCGTCCGCTACGATAGCGGCGCCATATTCGTCGGTCCGGCGATCATCACCGACGAGGGGGATACGCTCGTCCTGCTGGGCGGAGCCTCATCCCTGCTCGTCCGACGCGCGGACGGAAGCCTGCCATTGCACGTGGCTGCGGTGGAAACGCCGCCGGAGGATGATGGTCCGTGCCTGGATGCGGCTTTGGCCGTGTTCGACGAAACCATCGAGGACGGCGGCAGCCGCCGGACGGCCATGTCCTGCGCGATACGCGCCTACGATGAGCGGAATCCCGGACACCCGACATTGTTCGTCGATCTTTGCAACGACAGGTCGTTCGAAAGAATGGTGAGAAAGACCGGGGGAAGAGCATTCAGGCTGGATTCGCAGGACGAAGGCCGTGAAATAGATCCCCTGTCCTTCGCGGATCATGACTTTTCCCGTGAGGCGGCGCGTTCCGGCAAGCCTCTAATCAGGATTGATCCGGTCAAGGGTGGGCCCATCGCCGTCTACCTCCCTGATGGTTCAATCAGGGTCGGGGACGAAATGGATTTCCTGCTCAGGGATGAAGCCGACGCGCGAACCAGCACGAATAAACCGAATCCAGGGAAGCCAGCTCGAAATCCGGAAGGAGCAGAGGTCTCCCCGGATCTCCGACGGTGAAGCCATGATCCCGATAATATCCGCGCATTACGGGTTTGCAGCTGCCGGCAGCCCAGCGGCATTCCCTCGGAGCCGCCGAATCCAGCAGATACAGGAGCCCGCCGCCGATGTTCCTTCCCCGACGGGATTCGGATACGGCCAAGGCCTCCACGAAAAGAATCACGTTCGCATCGAACCTGCGGGCGGTGGTGCGGATGGCGGCGCACACGCTGCCATCCGGGTCGATGGTCTTGATGCCGTGAAGCGGACGGGAATGTCCGATACCAATGTCGGGCAGCAGCCGGGAGACAAGTCTTTCGTAATCAACGCGATCGGCCTCTCCCATGGGCCAGAACGAGTATCCGGACAATTCCGGGTTCCGTGTGGGATCGTCTCTTCTCATGGCTTAGACAGTAGGACGCATACCCACGCGGATTGGAATCATGCATCGAATGATGGAACAGGAAAAGGAAAAAGCAATGAGCGGAACAAGGCATGAAACACAACCCGTCGCCACCATCATTTACGACAACGGTTCGGAGCTGACCGGCACGGCCGTCACGACATCGGACGGGAGCGTGGGCATACGTATCCCGAACGAGTTCTTCAAGACCGGGCTCCTGCCCGATGGTTCCATGCCGGAGGGCGTGAAATCGGTGAGCATCCGTCCGAAACACCCGAAGGGCGTGCTGCCGCTGACCGACGACATGGTGTACATGGCGGTGACCGCCATGCTGCGTGATGCGGTGGGCCTGCCGTTGAACGAGGCGGCCGACCGGTACGAGGCCTGGCTGAACCGGGTGAAAAGGGCCACAATCGAGAAGTGGGTGGACTCCCTGCCCATGCGTGAATCGACCCGGTTGCATGTGAAATACCTGGACCGTGACGGTGCGGGCCATCCGAAGGAAGAGGGGGACGCATGACGCTAATCGAACATGAGGCGCGCGTCGGGCTGCCGCGCATGTGGGAGCATCCGAAACGCACCCGCACCCGGCGGGGAGGCGTCGTGGCGAGCATGGTCGGCGGGTATACGGCGATACTGCTCATCAGGCAGCCATCCGGTGTGGAGAACAGCGTGCGAAAACAATGCGCGACTTTGGACGAGGCCGAAACATGGCTGGACAAGCAGATAGGAGAAGACGATTGAGCGACCATGGGAAACCGGATGCGCCCGGACTGTGGCGGGATGCGAACGAGAAAACGGTCGTGGCCTGCATGGAATCCGGCGAGCTCGCGATACGGGATGCGGACACCGGCGAGATCCTGTCCGCGGGACAGCTGGAACAGGCCGCACCATTCCAGCGAACCGAGTGGGTGGGAATAGACCTGACCAGGGCCGGGTTCTCCGCCATGCCCGACACGGCGGGATGCTGGAGCGACGCGAACGGTACGCTCTGGCTCATCACAGGCGGCGACGGGATCGACGGGCACATCTTCCGTCTGAAGGAAATAGGCCGCGAATGGGAATGCGCGCCGTGTTCCGGCATCACCGTGAGGATGCTCCACGAATGGGGCCCGTGGGCACGCTGCGACTTCAATCCGAAGGATGATGAAGCCGTTCGTCTTGACTGGTGCAAGCCGTGGATCGCCGATCATGGTTGGGATGATGATATGTCCGAACCCGCATCGTCTCTGCTGGCTCGTATCAAGGAGATTCGGAACGGCCTGCCGGAGGAGAACGGCCTGTGGAGGTTCGAGCATGCCGGGTCCGGCGTCGTCTTCGGGGACGGCGGCGGGAAGCGCCTGTTCCTGTTCGATTCGGGCGGAGGTTTCCTGGACGGGGGTTTGGGTCCATGCACACGGCTCCGACTCGGCATTCCGGTCGGTTCCGCGCCGATCCCGAACCTGCCGGGCGTGTGGATGGACAAGGACGGGAACCTGTTGGCGGTGTCCGGGGAACGTCGGGTGAGGATTTGGAACAACCATGACTGGATGGCCGAAGAGCTTGACGACGATTCCGGGGAACCGTCCGCGCATGGCCCGTACACCCGGTATTCGCTCCAAACCGTCGAAGAGGTCCCATGGAATCCGGAATCCGGCGATTCCACTCCGATCCATGAGGGGAGCCGCACCGTGCATCTCCCGGATGTCCGATCGTTCGGCCGTCTGGAACGGGACAAGTGGCTGGCCGTCAAGAACCTCGAAGAGTCGGCCGAACTCGTGGAGGCATGCAAGCAATACCTGAAGGCCTGCGATCCGACCGATCCGAGCGGCATCGGCGACCAGTTCGACGACCATGCGAACTGCCTCGCCTGCTACGGGGTTAACGTGGGCGGCGAGCTCGGCGACGACTGGGACAAGGCGAAGGCCGGCTGGATAGGCCATGTGCGCGACCAGCGTCGCCAGGCCATGCTCGGCGAGCTGGCCGACGTGTTGCAGACGGTCGGCAACCTGATCACGGCGTTCGGCATCACGGATGAGGAGGTCGGATGGGCGATGGGCGACTGTCTGGAACGCAACAGGCGGAAAGGACGGCTCTGATGGAGACCACGAGAATCTGGGATTCCCGCAACAACAGGCATGCGACGGTCGAACACGAGACGTTGAGACCATGCCCGTTCTGCGGCGGCACGCCACGAATCGACGATGATGTGGACGATACGACGGAACGGTACACGGTGCGCTGCGACTGCGGCGGGAGCATGCCGGGCCGGTACGTTCCGATCGACCCATCGTTCCAGACCCGCGTCACCTGTCAGTATTCGGCGGTCGAGAAATGGAACAGGAGAGGCTGATGGACTACACGGACAGCGGCTTCAGGGCCGGTTTCCGACGTGGATTGCGTGTCGCATGGGATGCGATGCGCTTCCGCCCGCTCCGGCATGAGCCGTGGCCGGCGCCGCCCATGCCGTCCCTGCGCGACCATCTGGAAGCGTACGGCGGCACCCGTATGAGCCCGGCCGATTTCGACCGGTGCGAGACGGACTGGTATCGGATGCTTGACGAACGGCAACACGCGTTCGACCGTTACCTGCTGGGCATGCGCTGCGCACGGTATGCGGTGTTCGCCGCATGGATTCTCGCGTTTGCGATTGCCGGGCTGATTCTGGTCGAAGTGTCGTCGTGAACCGGTCAGAAGTTCTTCCCTCCACGGCCGAACAAGGCATCGTGCGAGCCGGTGCGGGTGAGCACGAGGCACAGTTCGCCATGATCGATCCGGTAGATAAGAAGCCAGTCGCCCTCGATGTGGAGTTCGCGAAATCCCGCCCATTCGCCTTTCAACGAGTGGTCCCGGTATGTGTGGATCAGCGTATCCGCGTCCTCGGCCATCAGGGTTTGTATCGCCTTACGCAGTTTGGCGGAATCGTAGTGCTTCCGTCTCAGACGTTTCCAGTCGTGTTCGAAGGTAGGAGTCCGGGATATGTCGTTAAGCATCGAGATCCGCCATCAGATCGTCCACGCTGCCGAACCTTTTGCCGATACCGTTCAGCGCCTCGTGTCTCGCCTGCCTGTTTTCGGCGTCGATGAGCGCCTGCCGGTAGATGCGGTAGTCGTGCGCGTTGATGATGAAATAGGTGGGTTCTCCGTTGCGGAGCACGGTGACAGGTGTATCGTCCTCAACCTTGGCGAACTCGCTGCTTGCCCCCGCATGCCCGAATTTGCTGATCGGAACGATTGTGTCCAATGGGACGGTGATCGTTTCTGCCGCCATCGCAAACCTCCAAAAGGAATATATATACATATATGTATACATATATACACCCATCTTGTAATATCTACCATCCTTCCGAGAAAAGCCGGAACATTTCGAGGGAAACGGCATCGGAATGTGGAACGCATACGGGAACCGATGCGGAAAGGAGGAATCATGACCGGCTTTCTCGACCGGCTGCTGCACGCGGATAAGTCACGCCCATTGGATATCGACGCGGCGGCCGCCATGCTGGGCACGACGTCCGGCCTGCTCGCCGAGTTCGAACGCTCCTACCATGCGAACATACTCGACCGGAAGAATGCGCCCACGGGACCATTGGGTCCAGACGCGAAGACCGTCGTCGAATCCCGTTCCGGCCATGATCTGTCGGATGCCGTGTTGGCGTTGGATGCGCGGATCGTGCGTGAACTGCTGACGGATACAAGCATCATCCGGTATGACGGGGAGCGTCTTACGGCGGCCCCCTCATTGGCTCCCGTCCCGGAATCGTATGTGACGGAAGCGGACGTGGACGTATTGGAGCCGGGGGAGCGCCCCCAGTTGGCGGGCGAGCTCATCCACCGTCAGATCGATGCGGTGAACTATCCGCTCCTGCTCGACATGTGGCGGCGCGCCACGGATCCGAAACGTTCCGCGAGGCAACGGCGTGAGGCGTACGGCATGTTCCGCACCGGTCTCGACCTGTTGGATCTGGATCCGGTCATGTACCGGATGCTCGACCTGAACCCGGCGGGCATGGGCCATTGGCTGCCCGCATTGGCGAAGGCGAACGAAGGCAAGACGTTCTTCCGCATCCCGAAGACTACCATCGCCAAGGTGCCCATGACCCTGCTGCAATTGTCGCGCGTCGAATACGAATCCCTGACCGCCGCCACCTTGGATGTCGTGGACCGTTGGGCGCAGGCCGCATTCGGCCTGAACCCGGACGGGGAGTATTTCATCAAGACCGGCACGTTCAGCAGCAAATACGACTACCGGAACGCGCACGTCACCGGCCCGCACGAGGTCGCGCAGATTGGCGAATACCTGCTGTACATCCAATCCCAGGCGGTCGAAATGGCAGGCCCCCTGAACGAGCCCGCCATGTACGGCGTGTCCACGACCAACGAGTTCGTGGTGCGAGAGTACGTCCCCGACCGGCATGGACTGCCGACCATCTACATGGGTCTGCCGTTGCGCTGCGAATACCGGTGCTTCATCGACTGCGACACCGACGAACTGCTGGGCATCCACCCGTACTGGGATCCCGAAGTCATGAACAAACGGTTCCGTGACGCGCCCGACGCCTCCAATCCGCACATGCGGCATGATGCGGTCACGTACGCGATGCGCGAACCCTCGTTGATGCGCGAATACGGGGAGTCGAAGGACCTGGTCGCTGCTCATGTCAGGGAGCTGCTGCCCGGCCTGGGCCTGGCGGGCCAATGGTCTCTTGACATCATGCGCGACGGCGACGATTGCTGGCTCATCGACATGGCGCCCGCCGAACGCAGCACCTTCTACGAACGGACGGTGCCGAAAGGAAAGCGTCGGCCGATGGTGGAGAACTGGATGCCCGAACTGGAGGGAGAACATTGACCGGCTGGCTTATCGACATCATCCCCACGGAACGCCCGTCCGACGTGATGGACGCGCCGGAAGCGTATCGCGCCGCATGGGGACGATACGTCGGCGAGGTTGTGCCGGGCGACGGGGATCCGGAGGATTGGCGCGAACAGGCGGCGCGCCTGGAGGCCGCGGCACGTATCCTCCCGGACCCGCATGTGCGCGTGGCCGGCCGATCGTACGGGGGGCCTGACCCGATGACGCTCGCCCATTACGGCGTGGTAAGAATCAGGCCGTATATGGATCAGCTGACGTTGCCCGCCTCGAACGTCGACCGGTGGGATCTCATCCCCGCGTTGCGCCCGTTTCTGGGACGCGACGTGCAATCCGTCCCCTGCGACGGGGATGCGATCGATGTGGCGGCGCGGGGCATGCTCGACCGGCATCCCGGTGCGGGTGTGGTCGTCAAGTTCATGCTGCGTGAGAAGCGTCTGCCGCTCGCGTTCATCGACCCGGACGGCACGTTCGAACAGTCGGACGAGTATGGCGGGAAGCCGGAGCGTATCCCGTTCGCCGCATGGCGGTGGGCCGGCTATGACCTCGCCCTGTTCGAGGGCGAGCCGGACGCGGCGCTCGTCCAGCAGCGGGTGCGCATGCGCTACGAGTACCGGGTGCAGGTGATCGGCGGGGAACCGGTATGCGGGGCCGGCTGCATGGAACGGCATACGCCCGCCGACAACACGGGCGAACGGTATGATCCGCGGATGGAGGAAACACGCAACGACGGGCGCATCGAATCGCACCCCGACATCGCACGGTTGTATGAGGCGTTCGCACTCGAGGCGGCGCATGCGATACGCGGCGAAGTCGAAGGCCCATACGTGATGGACCTGTATCTGGACGATGCCGGGCAGCCGCATGTGATCGAGCTGAACCCGCAGTCGAACAGCGGCCTGTATGCGCTCGACATGGACGCGCTGCTGACGGCGATACGGGACAATCCGGAGCAGTTCATGCCCGACCCGTCGCGGGGCGGCATGCCCGGCTGCCTGGGCGTCAGGGAGGAGAGTGTGGTTTGATGACGCATCCAGAACCGAAGCGGGCTCAGCTCCTCTCAGAGGACCCGTCTGCGTCCCATCGGCTCATACCTTTGACGGCGAAAGGAAAACAGGAATGGCTGAACGGAACATGAACGACGATTTCGTCTATCGCAACCAGGTCGGCACGGCCATCGACCAGCTGCGCCTCGCCTTGAAAACGGCGGATACGGGGGAGCGGATCCGGCTGCTGAACGGCGCTTTGCAGAACACGGGCAATGCGATCGGGCAGCTCGCCCAATTCAACGCGGACGGCACGCGGCGGCCCCCACGAGAATAGGAACCGCGCACCCGGGCTACCATGGGGATAATGCTTGATTCCATCCGCTACCGGCTGTACGCCGTCGAATCCGAAACATCCGAACCGTCCGGCACGATGTCCCGCATCAGGCTCGAAGACCATGCCGGGAACATCACGTACGGGCTGGAACTGCGGGAACCGTTCGACCCGGACATCGTCGCCGACGAGGCGCGTTCGTTCGATCCCGGCAAGCCGATGGCGATGCCGCCAGTCTGGCTGCTCGTCCGCGGGGACGCGACGCCCGAACGTGGATTGCGATGCCTGACCCTGGCCGTCACCGTGCTGGATGGCGTGGATGCGGACGGGAACATGCATGCGGGGGTTGAGGTCTCATATCCGTGCGGCCTTCCCGAGGATGCGCTGAACGGCGCCCGATTCGCGCTGTGGGTGCTGTGCGACCGGCTTGGAGCCCGGGACGAATGAACCGGACGGAGGGGAGACGACCTTGAACCATGGACTTGACGGGTGGTGGCCGTGGATGGCCGAACCGGTGCGCGAGGGCGTGGAAGACGGCATCCAGTGGCAGATCATGGCCAACGACGTGCTCTTCTCATGGCAAGGATACGCGCATATCCCGGACGGGCACGTGCGGCGACATCTGAACGCCGATGACATAGAACCGTTGGTCGACGTGTACGGCGGCGTCACCTACGGGCCCGACCGGCAGGGCCGGATCGGATTCGACACGCTGCAGGGCAATTCGAGCGTGATCGGCCTGGACGGCGAGAATCTAGACGCATTACGCCGCCAACTGTGCGAGAGAATTGGCTGGCCATGGGTGGAGTCCCACAAGTGGACGTGCGACGAGTTCGAGGAGGAGATGAAACGCATGGCCGCCTGCATCGCCGCCAACGACACGAAACCGTGAAAGGAGGGACACGAATGGGCAGGCCGTTGCTGTTCATCGATTTCGACGGGGTGATCAACCAGTTTCCCGCCCCGAAGGTCATGCGCCGGCAGGGGACCACCGACTGGATGAGACCCGACGATCCGCGCCGCGCCGCGTACGCGCCGGACAACTGGTTCAGGCCGGACCGCAGGGAACGGCTTCTGGTCCATGATCTGGGCCGCCGGTTCACGATCCGCTGGAACGCGGAGCTCGTGGCCCGATTGGACGCCCTGGATGCGGACAAATGGTGGCTGTCCACTTGGCAGCCGGAGACAGCGCAATTGAACCGGGCGTTGGGCGTGGACTGGCCGACCGTCCAATGGTATGATCCCACGACCCGCGAGGGCATCTGGACCGGCAAACGCCGCACCATCCTCGACGCTTTGGCACAGAACCGGCCGATCGTGTGGCTGGACGATGAGGAGACCACCTACAATGCGGGGCTCGCCATCCAGGCCACACCGCACGAGGCTCCCGTGCTGGGCGTCGGCCCGGATTCCGCGATCGGGGTCGGCCGCCCCCAGATGGACCTCGTCGAGGATTTCATCCGCAACCCGCCCGCCGGATCCGTCGTGCGGTTCGAGACGGCCGGCGACGGGCACGAGGGCCATTGGGGATTCTGATTCCCCTGCGGGGCCGGAAAGTCCACATCCCGTCCGTCCGACACTGGCATAGCCGGCACGACTGCGAGGATGACCGGCATCCGGATTACGTGGGCCGCCATACGGTTCGGCCATCCACGGCCACCACCCGTCAAGTCCATGGTTCAACCTTCCTCGCCAAGGATTCCCCCGCCTCTAAGCGAAGCGTAGGCGGGGGATGAATTGGCGTATCTATATATGTTATACTGTAATCAGTCGTATATGTTATAAACGAGGTGATTGCAGTGGAATTGGAGTCGAATCATCATTCGGTGTTCCTGTTGTATTATCATCTCGTGCTCGTCGTGAAATACCGTCGCAAGGTGTTCGACGACATCGTTTCGGCGCGTGCGCGTGAGATATTCGAGTACATCGCACCCAAGTATGGGATAACCGTTGAGGAATGGAACCACGACATGGACCACGTGCACGTATTGTTCCGTGCCCAGCCGAAGAGCGAGTTGAGCAAGTTCATCAACGCTTACAAAAGCGCGTCGAGTCGTCTGCTCAAGCAGGAGTTTCCGCAGATTCGGCAGAAACTGTGGAAGGAGTATTTCTGGAGCCGCAGCTTCTGCCTACTGACCACAGGAGGCGCGCCAATCGAAGTCATCCGCAAATACATCGAGAACCAAGGCAGGAAGTAAGGAGGTGAACCATCATGCAGGTGAAACGTCATTGCGCGGTCAAGTACCGCATGTACCCGAACAGGGCTCAGGCGGCATTGATTGACCGCACCATCGGTTGTGCGAGGTTCATCTACAATCAGATGCTTGAAACCCGCATCGGCACCTATAAGGCTACGGGTAAGTCGTGCAATCCGACTCCCGCCCAGTACAAGGACAGGTATCCGTTCCTGCGTGAGGTGGACAGCCTCGCACTGTGCAACGCCCAATTGAACGTGGCGAAGGCGTACAGGAACTTCTTCCGCGACCCCAAGCACATCGGCTTCCCGAAGTACAAGGCGAAGCATCGCAATCGTCAGACCTACACGACGAACAACAGCAATAACAACGTCACCCTCGATGAAGGAGGCAGGCATCTCAAACTACCGAAAGTAGGGATTGTGCGCGTCCGCCAGCATAAACGCATACCCGAAGACTGGAAACTGAAGAGCGTGACCATCGAGCATTGCAAAAACGGCGAATACACGGCGACGATACTGTTCGAGTACGAGACCCAAGCACTCGAACCCGTCCGACCCGTGCATATCGTCGGATTGGATTACTCCTCCCCTGGCCTGTACGTGTCCAGCGACGGCGAACGAGCCGACTATTCGCGTTTCTACCGGCGGATGGAGCCACGGCTGATGCGCGAGCAACGTAGACTCAGCCACATGGTAAAAGGGTCCGGTAATTGGGTGAAACAGAAGCGGCGCATCGCCAAGCTCGCCGCCAAGGTCGGGAACCAGCGAGCCGACTTCCTGCATAAGACGGCCAACCGGCTCGCCGCCCGATATGATTGCGTCGGCGTGGAGGACTTGGACATGAAGAACATGAGCCAATCCCTCACACTCGGCAAAAGCACGATGGATAACGGGTACGGCATGTTCCGCGCCATGCTCGCATACAAGCTCGAACGGCAAGGCAAGCAGCTGGTCACGGTAGACAGGTTCTACCCGTCCAGTCAACTATGCTCCGATTGCGGATACCGCAATAAGGATACGAAGGACCTGCATATCCGCGAATGGACATGCCCTGACTGTGGCGTTTGGCATGACAGGGACGTGAACGCCGCGACCAACATCATGCACGAAACACGACGACTCATGCAGGAACGATAACAAAAAACTTACGAGAACCGTGGGGCGCACGGGAATAGCCTGTAGACACTGACTCGGATACGAGCCTTGAGCAGGAAGCCCCCACCTCAGATCGCGAAGCGGTCAGGTGGCGGGAGCACGTCACGGAAATATCAGGCATATTCCCCAAGATATTGGCAAAGGCAGACCGGGTTCTTGGCGTGGACTTCTTTCGGAAGAAATACGGGCCAAGAACCCATGAATGTCAGTGCTTCTTCTTTTTGTTTCCGCCGTCGACCCAGTCGAAAGCGGTCTTGAATGCTTCTCGTGCGGTGTTGGTCTGATCGTAGTAGTCGCTGCCCATGTCGCTTTTCTTATAGTCGATGACGGTGTTGTTCACGTCTCCGCGACCGTCTGAGAAGGTGACTCGCCATCCTTTGCTGCCACCTAGGTAGAAGAGTTTCGCGCGTCGATGGTTGTTATCGGTGTCGGTTGGCCACACCTGCGGGTACGTGTTGCCGGTCAATTCCAAATCGGGGTGGCCTTGGAGAGCCATGTTCGCGCCTTCCTCAGCCGACTGCGGGTCACAACCCTTGGACTCCAAATACTCGCCGAAGGAATAATCCATGTCATCCGTGTAGGTGAGTTCCGGATTGGTGAGATACACTTCGGCATCACCATCTTCGGCGGCTTCACTGGCAAGTTCGGACATTTGCTGTGGGTCGTTCCAAGCATCCTCGTTGCCATCCATGTAATCGTTGCCCCATGCGATATACCGGTCGCGATCCAATTCGGGCAGCTTCTCGAACTCCTCACGGCTGACGTACAGGCCGGATTCCACGCGATAGCCTTCATCATCGGGGCCGAACTTACGTTCCGAGTACTCCCTGTTGGCGATGTCGATAAGCTTCTGATCCAGTTCCTGCATTCGCTTCACACCGGTCTCATAGGTTTCAACCGGCGCGCCGCCGGTATTCGATTGCTGATTCTGTTCGAATCGTTCGAGTACGTCACCGGTCGGCATGCTGCTGGTTTTGCCTTCATCCGCATAAGTGCCGTCACGGTTTCGACGTTGCTGTTTTGCCTGTGCTGATTTTCTGGAGTCGACCATTGTTTCTCCTTGCTATTTTGGGTTGAATGTTTGATGTCGTAGGGAGGTTGTCTATTTACGTTTTCGAGCTGTCTGCCGTAACTCTTACCTTTTGTTGTTTGTCAGAACGTTGAAGAATGACCGCTGCCGTTCATCCAACCATGTGGGGGAATGGCCGGCGTCAATATCCGATTGCTTGATCAGGTACGCCACTCGGTTTGGGGTTGAGCTTTTCGCGTCGCGAAACTCGTACACTGTGTTTCCTGTCGGAGTGTTCCTTCGGTGTATGCGCCATCCGTCGATTGATGCGTCATCCTGTTCGTCGAATCCTCCGGAGAAACCTACATAGGGGGAGTTGTCGAGTGCGTCCATCCCCTCGGCCCACAGTTCACGATTCTCTTCGCTCATGGTCCCGTCGTAATAGGATGCGGGCGGAGACACGACGGATGTTTGCCGCTCATATTTTCGTATGGATTCGTCGGTTGGCATACCGGATTGACGGTGCTCGTCTCGGAATCGTCCGGTGTTGGGGTCTCGCAGCTGTTGGCGGGCTTGGATTGATTTGTTGGCTGGCATGTTGTTTTTTTTTCGTTGGAAGGGGCTGTCGTGTTTTTCTGGTTCCACGTTATCTATTGTTTTCTGGTTTTCTCCTGTTTCTTCGTTATCTCACCACCAAGATATCTGTTATACTGAGTATGTCCACATAAAGATAATGAAAGAGGAAACCAATGGCACTCACCATCGAAGAACAACACGAAACCAACGACCTCGACCACGACATCCTCGCCACCCGCGAAGTCACCTTCATCTGCGGGCACAAGCGCGTCTACGAGGAAATCAGCGCCTGCCAGAAAAGCTGGATGGAACGCTGCCAACGGTGCCCCGAATGCCAGCGACAGCGTGACGTCGAAGACTTCAAAAAGCTCTTAGCTGAAACGTGGCCCTCGGACGCCCACTTCAATGTCGAAGACTGAACAAAACGAAACAAAAACAGGAGAAAAACATGGGAAACCGCAACTACATGCACAAGGGAAAAATCACCCGCAACGACGTTCTTGCGGAAGTGTTCACCGTCGAACAAAGCCACGGATACCCCAACGACGGCTGGAGGCATGACGGCTACGAGATCACACTCATAGGACTGGCCGAAATCTGGGCCGAACAGGAGAACGAAAACCAGCCCGAAGATCGCGGCACGTTCCCATTCTGGCTCCACACCCATATCGACGACAACACGGTCGAAGAACCTGAGAACCGAGTATACGGCCTTTCACTTCTCGTGACCACAAGCCAGTCCGTACGCTTCGAAGCCCCCGCAGGCATGAATCCGAGCGAAGCGAAAAGCTGGTATCTCGAACACTGCGATGACGATGACTTCTATGTCTCGCATGGGAGTGAGGACGTCGTCGACGAACAGTTCTACGCAGACGGGGAATGACTCGGGAGGCGCCCGATGGCAGGCGAGCGGCGTTTCTTATGCAGAAGCGTCCAGTAGGTTATTTATGCTTATTCAGGCAGCTTTTGCTGCCATAAGAAAGTCATTGGATTCCTTTGATCCTTTCACTTTTTTATGTGGACAAAATAATCCTCCGGTGCTTTATAAGCGTCGGAGGATTTTTGGTTTTCGATTAGTTTTTTGTGCTAGATGATTTCATTTGTGATGCATTGCACATTACATGTTATACTGAATATGTCCACATAGAAATGAAAGAAGACAACAATGACCTCGTATAAGAATTTCGAGAAAACAACCAACACCATACTCTCACTGACATGCTTCCTCTGCGCATGCTTCATGTGGAGAGTCACAGGAGTCGCAATGGTCATCACATCAATCGGATTCGCAGCCTCAGGAATACTGATGATTACCCACTTCGCGATGGCAGCAAGCCGGCTGAAAGAAAACCTTTGACCCGCGAACGCATATCAAAGCGGAAAGGGGAGTCGAGACTATGAGTGAAACCAAACAGCCATTGCCGTATGATCCGAAGCTCATCGCCGAACGATGCAACCCGTTGGTCCTGCGGCTCGGCTGCGCGGCCGGCTGCTGGAAGGGCGAGAATTTCAAACAGTGCGGCAAACCGCCTGTGGCGATTCGCCGTTGGGCTCGCGACGACGGGTACGACGACAGCGGGCTTCTGCCCGAGGAGGGCGTATACGGGCCCGCGTGCAAGCTGCATGCCAACCATGATGTCGTCCCGCTATCGGAGGTGTTGAAGGCCGTGGCCGATGCCGGCTGCTGGAAGCATGATCCGTCGCTCATGCCACCGCTATCGGGCGTATGGCCATACGACCCGATGCGCGTCTTCGCCTTATGCGACCCGTCCTGGCTGCGTCTAGGATGCACGGCCGGCGTATCCCGCGACGGGGACTACGAATCCTGCGGCAAACCCGTGGTCGCGATCCGCCGTTGGAT